AAGAATCATTACGTGGAAATGTTTTATTAAAAACATATGGTAATAAATGTGAAAGTGTTGCTGATTACATTGAACTGTTAAATAATAGTAGTTTTTTTAAAGAATATAGAGATTTAAGAATAGAGCAGGTTTTAACAGAAAAAGTTGACGTATTTGCTCTTATTGATACACTAGATTCTTATGCAAAAGACCCTAAATATCAAGCAAAATTAAGGAGCGTAGTAACTTCAATATTAGAGGATTATCCTTTAATATTTCAAATGGATTAATCCTTGACAATTGCATAAAATCCCATATATATGGGCCTGAATGAAACAATATACTACATATAGGAGAAAGAATGACAGATATTGAAAAATATAAATCTGTAGCAGTTAAAATTGATTGCTACCAAAAGGCTAAACCTATGGCAGAAGAAAAATATATGTCTATAGGTTCGTTTATTCGTTATCTAATTGATAAGGAATATGAAACACAAAAAACTAATGGAAAGGACCATACCGATGAGCACAGAGAAAATTAGAAGATCTTTGTATGTCGCAGCCATGAATAAAATGGCAGGAGAATTATCAGAATTAGAAGCAAAAGAAGTTTTACTAGTACATAGTCCTGTTTATATAACCAGCAAAGACCATGATCACGCTGACCACATTGAAGAATTAAAAAATAATTTATTACGACAGGTAGAACTAAAAGAGTCTATTCGTTATGCTAGAAACACCGTGCTAGGTGAAGCATTACCGAAACAAGGTTCAAAAACTTCAAAAGTCGATGATAAAAAAAATAGTTAGCGCAATAACGTATTTTACAAAAGACGATATTGAATCTGTTCGTGTCCATTATACGGATGGCACACAAAAAGAATTTCCTGTTTTTGAATGGCAGGCATTAGTAAAAGAAGGAAAAGATCTATGGGACTCGCACCAAGAAGAAATTTCTGGAATAAGAAAAAATATAAACAATCCGGAGCGCTTTGATGGCTAACACAGAGCAGAAAGAAATAAGTTACGATATTTATCAACCATTTGGCCCAAGTATTTTAAAAGTAAAACTTCCTCAAGTTTATGTTAATGATATTAATGCGCAAGCAGATAAAATTTTACAAGATGAAAAATTAAGTGAGGAATATGATTGGAGTCACAACCTTGCAGGTAATGTAAAAAAAGAAGTTGCCATTAATCATGCAAAAATTAAAGGTCTGCCAGAATTTCTTGTTACCATGTCGGATCAATACATTAAAAAAGTTTTACCTGACTGGGCACCTAGTGCAAAAATAAGTTTTCGCGTTTGGGTTGTATCACAGTATGCAGGTGATTTTAATCCAGTACATATTCATGATGCAAATCTATCGGGTGTAGCTTTTTTAAAAGTACCACCAGGATTTGATGAAGAATATAAAAAAGAGGACCATCACCCAACAGCGGGATGTTTAGAGTTTTTAGGATCTATGCCTAATCATTTTGCACGACATAGTTACATTGTTAAACCAGAAGTTGGAGATTTTTATCTCTTTCCTTCTTGGCTCGCCCATCAAGTATATCCTTTTCGTTGTGAAGGAGAAAGACGATCAATGGCCTGGAATGTTCATTTTGCATTAAGTGAACCAACAAAAGGAGTTAATGCATGACAGAAAAAATGACGTTTGGAATTCTTCCATTATATAAATCATTTATTTTACAAGTTAAGGTCGATCCACAGACAGTGAATTTATTAAATCGATATTTAGATGATTTGCAATTTAGTAAAGAAAGAAAGTCACACGCTCATACTCTTGTTGGTCAAATAAATCAAAAAAAACAAAGTCAACAGTTACGTATGAATGAAGATCATGAAGATTGTTTAAAACTTAAAAATTATATTTTATCTTCAGCAAATGCCTATTTTAGTCAATATTTTAAAATGTCACCTCGAAAATTACAGGGCGACCGCATTCCACAAATTGATGAAATGTGGTCAGTACACAGTTATGAAGGTGACTATAATGCCATACACACACATGGCTGTAAAACATTGATGGGTATTTCCACTGTTTTATGGACTAAAGTTCCACCACAGATATCTAGTTTACCTACGCAAGGATCATTACAAAATGCGTCTGGTAATAATGATGGTTTTATTGGTTTTATATGTGGTGATGGTGATACCACTGATATTGAAAGACTTAAATTTTCAGGTTATACACCCGTTAAACCAGAAGTAGGGACCATGTATGTATTTCCTAACTGGCTACAACATCTTGTTTGGCCATTTTTTGGTGAGGGTGAGAGACGTACTATTGCATCTAATGTAAATATGTTTCGTTTAGATCAACTCGACCCAGAGGATCAAGAACGTTGGAAAAAATACAAAGAAAATCAAAAAAAAATAGATGAGTTTGGACAGGGTGGATGGGGGGAATAAAAGATAAACACTCTGCCTATCCAGAGTTTACTCGCTTTGATAAAAAAGCAAAGAACATGCGGTATTTTTATGATGCAGATTTTCATAAATGCCATTGGAATGATTTAACTACCAAGGAGCGCGATTATTGGCGTGGCCTTGTACAAATAGAGGAAGAAGATGCAAAAAAGAGAGTTCAAAGACGTCATGAAAGAACTTATCGAAAACGTTGGAGCAAAGATCACGGAACACAGCGACCACCTCGTTCAGTTGAACAAAAACACTGATGATGATTTACTTAAAATGGGACGTGTGGGCATGGATTTGGACCACCCTCGTACTGTATTGTACGCTATTTTACATAAAGTTTTAGATGATTTTAAACCGCGCAACGATAAATACGAAAGCACAATGGACGAAGTTTTTCGTCAATTGGGTATTATTCACTCAGTAGAAGATGAGCCGAAGAGACCTGAAAAGAAAAAAACACAAAGGACGTCGAAAGATAGGATCGCGAAGGCGAAAAAACCGGAGGCGAATAAGACTGGGATTAAAGGTGCGCAAGAATAGATAAATTCTACGCTGAGCAACTTATACATTCCTCATCTTCATCGTAGTTTGTGATGAAGGCTTGTGGTTTAGAGATCATCGAATGCTCTGGAGGTTCTGCTTTTGGCTTCTTATCATTACATTTACATCGTTCTTTTTCTAGTTTTTCTACTTTGTCAGCCAAGTAGCAAATCATCTTCTCCATCTCATTTTCAGTCATTTTGTCTCCTTTTAGGTTTTTTGAGGGTAAGCTTCTAGCTATACACCCAAATGCCATAGGAAATCAAGCTCTTTTATTTCTGGGACATTCTTTCGCCGATGGCGTAGACCATTAGCGCAATAAAGGCCAGTAAAACGATAATAACAACCAATCCTGTAAGTATGAGTGTATTCATTTCTTCTTTTTCTCCTTCTTTTTCTTTTTAGGCTTTTTAATAAGCTTCATCCAGTCTAGTCTTGGCCCGTAATAAAAACCTTTACACCACTCATTCAACCAGTTTTTCTGCCAAAACCACTGCCAATAGTACTTAACCATGAAGTTCTAGAGCAAGCTCGGTTGTCTCTTTCACGCGCCTCGTCCAGCCTTTGCCGAACGTTTTAAAGGTAGAGAGACTTTCATAATATGTTTGCCTGCTGTTTTGGTAATGTTCAATGGCGTGCTTCACATTAAACTTGTCGGTATATGCTTTCAGTTTCGCTAGCGTATTGGGTCCAATCCCGCCGTCCGCTTTTGTGCCAATTAAGGTTTGTAGAAATTTAGCCGCGCGCCCCGGACCAGCGTTGATTCCAAAATCAAAGACACATAGATCAAGACCGGATGGTAAGTCGTCGCATTTCATTCTGTCCCAGTAATTCTTTTTATAAATGGGTGCCACGTCATCGACAGTGAGTTCTTTCATGTCCTTTGTGCCTCCCCAATCTTGATAGACTCTTTTGGTGACACCTAAGTTTGTTTCTCCGCCTGGATCTTCTGGATGGTTCACATAACCACCTTCGTGATGCAGGATTGTTTTTAAGCATTTATCGTAGTTCTTTTTCATTTATTATTCTCCTTGTAGTCGGGTTTGAGATAGGTAATACTTCTTACCCATCCTGTTGGTATGGCGATATGACGCCCGCCATCATGTGCATTTTCTTCATTTGAGTAGTCCGCCATCACGACGGTCCTATCGTCATTTTTTAAAACAAGCCACCCCATCGAATAGCATACGGCCAATTTTTCTTTTTGGACGTCCTCTATGGAGTGCCACCCGGTTGCTCCGTCTTTGGCATCGTACCACGAAACAAGGACCAATGGGTATTTTATTTTCGGTTCTTCAAGTTCTGAATCAGTTCTTTCCATGCGTCTTTCTCCTTTAGTTTATTCCTTTTATCGGCAATCGTTTTTGGTTTGTATTTTGATGTGCGAAGTTCTTTTGCCATAGGATTCTTTTTCCTTTTAAAAGTAACTTTATGCATTTCATTAAAGAACGCTTTCTTCTTCTTCTATATCTGGCAATACGTCCATAATACAATTATCTGTATAACAGTCCATGCCGTGTTTTATTTGCATAAAGCTATCAGGATCTACGGAATTAACCGTATCCCACACATCAACTTGATATTCGCCGTGCCTATCAATAAATTCATCACGCGTCATATCAGCGGCGTCTTCTTCCATTTCCATTAGCCATTGTTTTACTTTACCCATTTCTTTCTCCTTTGTTATGTTTCTAAGTATAGTGGTGTATACACTCCCATGTGCGATCCTGCAATATTAAAATCGAAAAATTCGGATGCTTCATCATAGGTCATTTCGTCCCTTTCCATGAGAATATTGAGAATTTTCTCCACACTGTAGACCACGCGGGTTCTCTCGCCATCCCATGTTACGCCTTCAATGGCTTCATCATAGCCATCGGCGAATAACATTTCAGGCTCATCGTCGCCGTATAGGTCTTCTATATCTGCTCGGTTCATCAGATCATTGTACAGTATTTTTGGAACACGGACAATGGACAAATTGCCGCGTAACTGGGTTACGTCCAGATTGGCAGAAATCCGCCATTTTATATTTTGTATAGAAGTTTTTAAAAATAATTTATAAAAATAAAAAAAAATTTCCTCAAAAGTGACGTAACCACGTAACCACCCCCAAAAACCATTGAAAAACAGCCAAAAACAGGTTACTTTTCAGACGTAACCAGACGTAACCAGACGTAACCTCGACAGACTGAGGATTTTTTCATCAAACAAAAATATTATATATTATTATTGTATTTTTTATATTCTTATATAAAATAAAACGTGTATTAAAGAAAAAATCATGCCTAAAATTAGAAACGGACAATTAAGCCCAAAACAAAGAGCTTTTGTAGATATATTTGTTAAGGAAAATGGGCGTTTAACAGCAACAGAATGTGCTAGACAAGCTGGATATTCTGAGAAATCTGCTGTTTCCCAGGCCTGTAACCTAAGAAATCCCAAGTATTTCCCAAAAGTTGTTGAAGCTATTGAAGAGCTACAAAGAGAATATGCAGAAGCTAGTAAAATAGATTTTGTTAGACATTCTAGGGAACTTGCAAGATTAAGAGATCATGCTGTTACCCCTC